CCGAACCCATAGATGCGAACTTGGCAAGGCGAACAACACCTTGACCAGGTACATCAGCCTTACGTGATCGACAAGCATCGACGGCCCCACTCAATGAGGGCCATCGATGAAGGAGATCACGAACATGCTGATTCGAAACACGATCGGACGCTTCACTCAAGTCGAGTGTTGCGAGCTCCTCAGTCAGGGAGCCTTCACGTGCCAGACGCTGATTAGGCGTTTGGTCGTCGAAACCGAGCATCTGATCGAGGACATAGTCCTCTTTCAAACGATCAAGGATCGCGGGAAGAACCGCCTGCTGTGCGTATTGCATAGCAGTTGGCTCAATCCCAATGATCCTTGGTGTCTTGAGCGTCTTAGGAACGGAGATTACCCTGACGGGAACCTCCGAACCGGGTTCGAGGAAGTCAACCTCATCCAATTGACAGTAGTACCGCCAATTGGGAAGAGCGAATTCCCCATAGGGGAACCACTCTTCGAGTCGAGTGGGCCAAGTGCGCTGATTAAACTTACCGTTTCCGGTAAGCCTATCAGCTGTAGCACCTGGTCCATGCCGAGGGACTAGGACGTCACCTCGATAGACATCACTGTCTATCTTAGTGAACACCCGTCCGAACAGCATTGCTGACATACGGCGAAAATCGAGGCGAAGTGCCTCAGTTAACGCTAAGTCAGACTCTCGGACTTCCTGCTCACATTGGACATAGTCGTGCATGGCTTGCATTTCCCTTGCATCGCTGCAAGGGAGCAGCATCTTACTAAACATCAGTGTTAACTGACGAATAGCGAGAATTGAGTCAATGCACGGCTCATCCAAAAGCCGGCCACTATCACGGTCGAACACACGATCGAGGAAACCTCCGAGAAAACGGGGGAGACCTCCTTTCCACTGGAAACCAGTGAAAAGACTGCGATCGACCCATCCTTGGTCCAAGCCTTTTTCGAGGCTCTTTCCAAAACTGGGTAGGGTTATCGTTAGAAATGATAACCCCTCATGTTCGCACCGACGATGGACAGTTTTTCTGTCCATGGTGGCGCTAGTGCAACACCAGGTCGCATATTCATCCGCGACCTTATTCCAGAGCAACAGTAGGCTTTTCATAGCCCCTCCTAATAGAGGTGGTCTAATCCTAGTCTACTGCCATTCCACAGAGATGGGTGGATTCAAACCACCCTATCTCTACCATAGTTACAGCAAGCGACGAAGGGAGAAGCCGAGCAGCCCTAAGTGCATAGATCAGAAGGACAGAAGCGCGTACCACATAAGGTGGAACACGATTTCTATCCAAAAGAAATATGACACGTCTGGGTCTCCTCGCTAAAGACCAGAGAGGCAATTAAAGAGTCGCCCGAGCCGGAGTGAAGTCGCAATAGCCACCACAGTATTAAACAACCTACTGTGAAGGCATTTCGCAACTTACCCCAGCGCGAGGTTCTCATTTGCAACCCTGGTGCTTCTTCTTCTTCTTCGCACGTCGTCGTTTCCGCATTCTGATGCTGTCGTTACGGTAATCATAGAAGATTACCACGAGGGCATTCAGGGCGGCAACTAACGCCGTGAGAATTGCTTGCTGATGGCTAGCTCTCACCTCCAAGAATCTTGGAAATGAGGGCATCCGAGGCGGCTGTGAACTGGGTTTTGAATCCAGTATACACGGCCAGAGCTTCGGCGTTCGTATATCCTGCCA